TAGCCATGTTGACTCATCGCTCACTATGTAGTTATTGCCCTGTTTTGTAGTGATTTGGTATTCCATAAAGGTTGCCCTGTTCTATTCGTTAGGCTCGTGCGACTGTTCCATCCTCAACAACGAAGCTGAGGCTGGTAGTTAGTACGTCAGTGGCCGCGCCACCAACTGTTGGAAATACTGGGAATACGTTGCCAGTAAATGTGTCACCGTTTACATCAAATGAGAATGCAAGCGATGTATCTGGTGCGCTGTTCGCTGCATCCCAAAGTGCCGAGATAATACCTGCACTTGAAGTATCGTCTAGGTATAGTTCCACATTTAGTGTGGCGGTCTTGTCTACAGTCTTGTAGGCACGACCCGATAGCACTTCAAGAACCTGCTGGTTGTTTTCGCGCTCTAGTGTGACGGTAGATGCTTGGTCAGCGTATGACACAGAGTTGATGCTCAAAGTCAGATTCCGACCAGTTATGTATGTTGCTGGCATGACTTGCCTTTCTAGTTGGTTGTGACCATCTCTATGTTGAGTTGGCTGATAAGCATGTCGGCATTTCCGATCTGCTGGACTGTGGGTTGTGACCATCCACCCAAAAACGAAATGTCATTGGCTAGTAGATCGGTTACAGAAAAGATTAAAGTTTCCAAGTTCGCCAAGGCTGCTTGGTTGTCAGCTGCATTAACGATGCAGGTTATGTCAAAGCGCACATGGCAACGTGCGCCACCGATTGCCCCGACTGTGATGTAAGGCGATCCGGGTACTAGCACGATGGCTGATGGGGTAATGTTTTCTTTTGGGTATGAGTAAACTACCCGCCCGGCAGCTGCAAGAGTTGCGGCAAGGTTGGATCGGTATGTTGCTAAATTAGCCAAGGAATCCCCTTGTATCTAAGTGCCTACCTAGTAAACCCGATACCCGGGTCAACATTGAGCGACCCAATCGGTATGGTGCTGGGCTTTGGAAATCCACACCTTGCTGGCCAAGTGTGCCAGTGCGTGTAATCCAGATGTCACAGGCAACGGCCATAGCAGCTTCTCTGACTTCTGGCGTGGTGTCATACAGAGTTGCTTGGCTTGTTAGCACTGCTCGCCCATTAGGTATGACATGGCGCTTGGTTATGTTTGCGTTTGTAATGGCAGCCTCAAAGAATGTAACGCCATCCTCTTTACCTACGGCTGTGACAGTGCGCGATCCGTCAAATGGTGCGCCACACTTGCTAACTGTTAATGCTTGACCAACTACAAAAGTATTGTCGTAGCAATAGAACCGGGCGACATTACTTGTAAGTGATACGCCCTTAATAGATACATCATCAAAAATTAAATAAGAAAGGATTATGTTTTCTGCGCTGTCTGCAACGGCTTGCACGATTGCATCAGCATAAATGTCACCAATACCAAGTACGGCTTTTAGCTCGCTTAGTGTAATCAGTGCCATTTCAAATCCTTATCTTGTAAGTGTGTGGGGGGCACAGGGCCGCACCCCCCACACTTCTAACTAACTCTGACTTAGGTCAGGTTAAAGCGACGTACTCCACCGGCTGTAACAACCTTGACGGCTAGGTAGCCATAAAGCATTGTTTCAATTTCGCCAGTTGTGACTACGTTTGTCGAAAGCTGTAGGACTGGGCTTTCGTAGATTGCAACAGATGATGGAACAACAATGAATGCTGATTCATCAATGGATGTTGAAACAGCCTTGTTGGATACATAAAGGTCTAGGCCCATTACGTTTCCGCGTAGTGACTGTGTACCAACTTCGCCAGCTGCGTTCTGTGGCTGTGATGCGCTGAAAATTGGTCGCTTGGATGAATCCTGTGCGCCAATTAGCAAACCCCACTGGGATGTGCCAGCGATGTAGCGTGTGGCCAATTCGCCAGTTGCAAGGTAAGCAGCTGGAGTTTCGGTTTTAACGAATGACACAATGCCATCTACATCAGCTGCAGTTGCGGTTGCTGCTGTTCCACCCGATGTTAGCTCGTCAATTACTGCTTTTTCGGTTGCCTGTGCGTATACCCGGCGCATGTTATCCAACATGGCTGCGTAGAAGCTTGGGTCAGCGCGGTCAAATAGTTCTACCGAGTAACGCTGTAATCCCTTGTAGGCCTTGACAGTTGCATCAACGTAAGAACTGACAATACCTGTTTCAGATGGTCCAGCACCTTCGCCAGTTTCTGCAACTGATCCTGATGTGGTGATCTTTGGAATGGATACGGTCATACCAGCGTTAGGTAATGCGCGTGTACCGATTGCATCAATTGCGCCACGAGCGCCGATCTGGTTGTCTACTACCTGTGATACATACTGAATTGGCTTAAATGCTGGGTTGGTTGTAAAGGAATCGTCAGCTGCATTTACATGCTTTGCATCCTCTGCCTTTGCGTGTGCAATCCATTCTGCACTTTCATGGTTTCCGCGTTGAGCCTTGATTGAGTGCTCTAGGAAATGTGCTTGGGTCTTGATTGGTGAACGTGGCTTTGTGTAAGCCACTGGTGCGGCAGCGTGAACAACCGCGGCTGCGGTCACTTCATCTGCCACTGGTGCGGTTGTTTCTTCCACTGTTATCTCCTGTGGGTTTTCCTCGGCGGGGATTTCCGCTTCGGTGGTTTCTGGGGTTTCCTCGGTAGCTGCGACCTGAGAAATCTTGGCATCCTTAAAAGCAGGATTCGTGACGTGCGCTACGGCTTCAAGTTTGGCGGATGATACGACCATCACGCCTTTCTCAATGACGTATTCGCCCACATTGGCTTCAATACTAAATGCCGGGCGTAGTCCCTCGGATGCTTCAACTAAGGCATCATTGCCAGCACCAGTTGGCGCAATCTTGAATGCCATTGAGATACCGGCAGGGGTAATTTCCTCACTGCCAGCGATGCCACGACCCAATGGGCGTGTGCGGTCATGTTCCATGTTTAAGACAATCTGGCTGGCATCAATGTCGCCAAATGCGCCAAACTCAAAACGTACCGGGCCAGCAGAGGTGTTTCCAACTTTAGCAAAAGGTACTACTAAGCCTTTAATTGTTCGTGTTTCCACACTTGCAGCCAATACTTGGCCCTCGAAATTAAGTTGCATTTGCTTCATTTCCTCTCGGTGCTAATTCCATTTCCTCACGCGCTTCCTCTACATCGATGATTCCAGCTGCAAGCATTCTTTCCAATACTTCGATTTGTTCTAGTGGATTTCCGCGTAAGTAATCATCTAAATCAAACTTAACAACCGAGCCTCGCGGAGTCAGATCATTCATAGATAATCTTTCCGAGATGCAAGCCATGTAAGGCTTAAGCGAGAAATCCACCAAACTACGGCGCTCTTGTGAAACATTTGAGTAGGTGGCACTTGCGCTTTCGGCGTTTATGTACCATGCAGGGATGTTGCATAGTCGAGCAATTTCTGCAGCTGTATTAAGGCGTGATTCGGTAAGTTGCATTTGCCCGGCATCGTAACCAAAAGTAGTTACATCCAATGGGCCAGATAAGTAGGCTGTCGAGCGTTGCTGTCTGGCAGTTTTCCATTGAGCCAATAGGCTTGACACTTGCTCTGGTGGTAAATCAACGCCAGTGTTTTTGATAACCATTGTTGGATTAGGTTCGGCAGCCATTCGGCTTACTGCCATTTCAAGTTCTAGTGCTGTTCTAATGGTTCGACCACCACGATTAAGTAGGCCCTCATCTAAGCCACTAAACATGATTAGCGATCCAACACCATAGGCAGGACACAAATTGCCGTCTAAATAAAAGCCATTTAGGATTTCGTCAGTTTGTAAGTCAGTTGTGAATGTTACTCTAGTTGGATCAATACGCCGACATGCAATAGGTCGACCATCCTCTGGGCTAACTTCTAAGACAAGCCAGAACGCATGTCCTTTAAAGAGGATGTCCTCAATGGTCCAACACATCGTAATAAAACGTGGCAAGGCTGGATCAGGTTGCTTGAGTAATGGTCGTCCCTCAATCCTTGCCCCAGTAATTTCATTGTAAGAATGTAAGCCAAGTTCGCCAATAGTTCCACAAATTATGTTTCTGGCTCTGGCTACAGCTGGTACTTGCATAGCATCGCCGCGGTTAATACCGAATGCTTGGAATGGGCTGAAATTGTCTTGGTAGTAAGGTATTGCTAAATTTGCTTTGGCTTGTACATCTGATTTTTCTGGTGTTGTACCCAGTAAGAAATCAATAAATCCCATGCTTCATTATCTCATAAATGTGTGACAATCAAGCATCTAGTGCGCGTGTCTAAATGTGTGGGCTAGCGATAGGAGTTACTAGCCCACACACTGGGGTACTGCCAAGTAGACCTTAAGCACTAATGATAGTCACAGTCTGTTGTGGCGCACAAGCATGACCCGCTGCCATTACTAACGCGACTGCAGCTGTAATTGGTACTTGTGCAGCTCTACGCGCAATACGCCATCCACCATCGGATGCTGGCCGTCTAGCACATGAAACTAAATGACTATGTAATGTTGGTTGTCCGGGATGAATAAATTTTCCTGACTGCATGGCATTAAGTGTTTGATCGCAACTAATAGCAAATCCTGCCGATGCCCATGGTGTTGGCTCGGTTGCAACACCAGCTTGTGCCAAACGTGGTGCAATGTACCCGGCAGTGTTTGGATCGTAGGCAAGTTTTCTAGGTCGGTATCTGCGAGCAAGTTGGGCAATCTCACCTGTTAATTCAAGATCATTGATTCCGCCCTCACGTTTCCATTCATGTAGGAATACAGCAAGTCCCTCTGGTCGTTCTTGGATGGTAACTAAACACGCAATCTCTCTATTGAAATTAAGGTCAATAGCCATCCATGTAGGTAGATCATCCTCTAGGGCTACATCCGTTTCGCCAGCATTCCACATGTCCATTGGCCATGGTGAATCTATGGCATCTACCCACATACAAAGCGTTTCAGTTTTAAAAGCATCCTTTGTATCAAAGATTGAAGCATCTTTTATGTTTTCTTTTGTAATTGTGTAACCCATTGCAGGGTTGGCCATAGCCCAAGCCTTTTCATCGTTTACATCTGACCCAGCAGGTGCGCTGTATTCGTAGTAACCCATCCGGGACGATTCAAAAGTCAAGGCTCTACGCCTTTGTTCATTTAAAACATTGCTGTTTAAGTCGCCAGCATTTGAAGTCCAAAAGACTTGAGCATTTGGGCGAGCGCGGGTGATCGGTGTAACGGCTGCCCAAGTTGCTTCGTCAATTTCTCGCAACTCATCCACATAAAGCAAGTCCGCTGTTGATCCACGCGGGCCCTCACTGGTTGCAGCTCTAATTGAGTATTTGCGTAACCTTTCGCATTTAGTTGTACATGATTTGGGATAGTGATGGCAATAGACCTCAATTTCCTCTTGTCCATTAGTCCGGGATACACGCTTGATCCGCTTTCGCATCCAGTCAAGGCTTTCGGCCATGTCTACTGTTTGTTTAAAAGTATCTAGTGAAAGTTGCCGTGTTTGTGACATGGCAATAATGCTTTTCTCACCAAAAATAAATAAGCCAGCGAGGATACGCATACGCATGCAGTGAGTTTTTCCGTTTTGGCGCGCTAGAAGCATACCTACCATAGACCTAGCCCAAGTCCCGTCCGGGTTGATCTTAAGTGCATCATCTAAAACATAATTTTGCCAAGGCAGTAAAGGTACGCCTAACTCATCCGCTAGTTGGCTTACTAGCGGTCCGGCGCTGGGCAGTTTTAATGGCGGGCTTTGTATTCTTGGTGTTAACGAGCCGTAGGAAATCTCCGACATAGGCTGTTCCATCATTTTCCTCTTGTTTACTGGCAGTACGGGTTTCAACAGTTAGATGTAACTGTTGTAGGACAATTAAAAACTTACCAGATAAGGCAGTTATGTCTTTAAGATCAGCGCCCATGTCAAAAGCCGTATCTAGTGCTGTGGCCATGCGCCGGGCGAGATGGACGGCAGCTGCATCAGTTTTGGCGATCCAATTTGATGCCGCCAAAGCCGATTCTAAACATAGGTAGATAGTTATTGGTTTAACCTCTAGCTGTTCAGTTTTCTTTTGGGTCATGACTTAGGCCTTTCGGTTGTTGGTGGGTCAAATCTGGTCATTAGGGGAGAGATTCCTGCAAGGGAGTCTGTGGGTGGCAG